TTGATTTGAGGAATCTTAGGAACAGCAGTATTAAATGAGACGTTATCAACTGAAGTTACTCTAGTTGCAGCACCTGAAACCTGACCACGAACAAAACCGTTTGCCCAAGTACCAGTCGTAGTATCTAAGTTAATCTTACCGTTTGTTGAATCTACAAACTTAACAAAACCACTGTTAGTATTAGCAGTAAATGAATCTACTTTACCTTTACCGTTTGTGAAGTTAGAACCTAATATAAGAACTGAATTATTACCAGTTGCCATAGTACCAAACTTCGTAGGGTTATATGGGTCTACTTTAACAATAACAGTACCGTTTGCATATTCGTTAACAATACTTCTTACAGTACCATTCGCAGCAGTTCCAGTTGTATTAGCAATTACTGTACCAACCGTAACATAATCACCTGCAGCATTACCAGTAATACCTTGTAATCTTAATACTGACTCAGCAACAACTTTCTCACCATGATTGAACGTTCCATAGAAGTTATCAGACGACATATATTCAATATCATCATTCTCAACATATACAGTACCTGTGCTTGTAGAGAAGTTTGCTTTATATAATTTATACTTAACATCTTCAGATTGAATTGGAGACCAAGTCTTATTATCAGCAGAAGTAAACATAATACCAGAAGCAGGTTGCTTATGGATTAATTCGTTAGTATCAACATCCTTTCCACCTAAATCACCAACCCATAATGCATAATCGTCAGAATTACCGCCTGGGATAATAGTAAACGCATAGTCAGTATTATTCTTTAAGAATACTGGAGAATCGAATGTAAACGTAGTTGCATTTGTAGCAACTGTTGAATTAGCAGTTACCGAACTTGGTTGTAAAGTTTTAGAACCATAAGGAACGATAGTTGTAGTAGGGAAACCATTTTCAACTTCTCTAATTTGCACAGTGATAGGATAAGTGCTAGACTTCTTACCAAAGTATAAATCCATTTTAGTAATAAACGCACCATCAGACTCACCAGCAACCATTGTAAATGTTTGTGATAATGGATCTGACGAAGGAGGACTTCTTCTCCAAGTAGTTACATTTCTAGAAGAAACAGAAGTTAAAGTTCTATTATCAGTTACATTATTATCTGCAATCTGTGGAACTTTCATATTGATATTAGAACCACGTTGTGTAATATCTAAACCGATACTCGTATAATCACCATGAGCAGAAGTAGATAATAGATCTGCTTGAGTAGTAGTATTTGAAATGTCTTTTAATTCAAAACGTCTAGTACCAACACGGAATTTTAATGCATCATCATTAGGAATACGGAACATACCATAAACATTACCAGAAGCATCAGTCGTTAGACTAGAACCCTCTGATGCAGTATTTGCAAATGATGAATTAGCAGGTGTACAATATGCACTTACTGCTTCGTCATCAAAGTATGGGTAAACACGTGTGTTAGGTTTTAATCTAGTACCAGTAAATTGAACCATTCTAGAACGGATGTAATCACGAACAGCAACGTTTTCTACAAAGTTACCGATAGAGAAAGTTTCTGTCGACGGACTTACTGATGTTTGAATACCGTTTCTGATTTGATCAGTTTGTGTAGTAGTAGTTTGAGTTGTACCACCACTCCAAGTTCCACCCCATGTTCCAGTTTGTTGAGTTGAAGAAGAAACTGAAGTAGTATTCCAATTTCCCCAATCAGTACCAGTGATACCAGTTCTATCAGCAATGTCTGCAATAGCATCATACATACCGTTGAAGTCCATTTGGATATCAGGTAATGTAGTTGTATCGCCAGTATTATCAGCAGAAGGATTAAGTGTCACTTCACCTTTCCAATTAAACGATAATTCTTGTACTGGGTTTCTTAACTTACTTGCATATGGTTGACCATGTAATTCAGTATTAGTATAAGAAAGCGAAATTAAATCGCCAGTCTTAGTAATATTTGAAGAAGATAAAGATAAGTCTTTAGAGAAACTTACATCAGTTCTATTAAATGTAGGTCTTAATTCAGATTTATTTCTATCAATCGCAGCACGATATCCAACCTTACTTGTATCAGCAATATTATGACCATCGAAGTTATCAACTAAGAAACCATTCTTAAATCTATCAATACCAGTGCTACCAAAGATTTGTTTATTCTTAGCAGATGCTTCTAAAGCATTAAGTGATGAATAGTATTCTAAATTCTTAACACGTTGCTCTACAGAACGTAGATCCTTCATAGTATATCTACGATTGTTTTCCAAGTCCATTGTAACTTGATAATCACGTCTGCTATATTGTTTAGCAACATACGGTGATAACGATGGATATACTGGAATGTTCAATACAGATAATGTCATTGAACCTGCTAATTCGTCAGGGGTTCTCGGAGTTAGAGCAGGAACACCTTTAGTTACTTCTACCTTACCCTCTTTAGTTAATACTACACGATCCTTTCTAGGCAAGTAATATTGAATATCTGCTTGGAAGTTCTCGTCAGGAGTCGGCATATGAGCACCAGTAGAGTCAATACTAAATGCAGTCAACTCAGCAGGGTTAGTCGGTGCTGAAGCAACTGTACCAGTAGCAGATGGAGTTACAGTATTTGTTTTAATAGGTCTAAAGTCTACAGAATCTCTCAAGTCATATACTTTACCAGTAGTTGGTGAAGTGTATAATGGAATCTCTTGTGTAACAATAGCAGTTGTATTTGCTGTATTTGTATCATCGATTGAATAAGAATCAACAGACAAATAACCAATACCAGAAGAAGTATCTCTTCCCATATAATTAAACTTAACCATTAATCCAACGTTAGTTAAGTCTAAAGAACTTGTTGCTTTTTGCTTTAAGAATGATGTGTCATAGAATGCATCCTTTTGACCATCATCTAATTCAAAGTGAGAAGTAACATCGGTATCTGAAGTTGAAACACCAGTATTAGAACCCTTATAAACAGAAACTAATTTATATGCATCAGCAACACCTAATGACCAAGCACCATTTTTACTAGCACTATGTGAACCAGTATTAATATGAATAAACTTATCTTTCAATACAGTCTTAGTAGTTTGAACAGCATCACTTCTTAAACGGTTGAAATAAACCGAAGCAGTAAATGTAGAAGCAAGGTTTGCTTGTTGTAAATTAATTTGATGTTGTGAAGAAGTTGATGTAATCGTACCATTAGCACTTGTATCAAAAATATAACCAGCAGGGAAAGTGGTCTTATGAGCAAGACCAACAGCACTTCTAGTATATGCAAACGTATCAACAACTTTCAATGTAGTATCATTTGTAACACTTGATACAATTTCAGTTACAGTATTTGCACCATCAGCAATTGTGATCAAATCTCCTGCTTGATATTGAGTAGTAAATGTAGTACCAGAACCAGTTACAGTGTTACCAGTAAACGCAGATACTTGACCAGTATGTGGGTCAGTAGTTACAGCACTTTTAGAAACAACAATAATATTCCTTTCATCGTTATTAGATAATGGAGATCCAGTATCATTATTAACTTCAGTACCACCAGAGTGAGCAGTATTTGCAGTTACAGTTGATGTTCCATCAGTAGCAAATGTTACTGTCTTTTCAGTTCTATAAACAAATTGAGTATCAACGTTATTAGATGAGTCTTTTAATGTTTTAGTACCTTTTTGTGTGAAAGGAAATACAAGACTATTAAGTCCAGGTTCTTGTAATTTAGCAGAACCGTTTGCTTCAAGTACAATATCACACATTGAATTTAAAGAACCACCGTTATTCTCGTAAATACCTCTTACGTCTGAGAACGACTTACCTGAATTCATTTGAACATCAAATAGGTAAATTCTAAATTGACCTGCAGCAGTTCCAGGAGTACCTGAATGATATTGGAATCCACGAATACGAGCAGTACCAATAGAAGAACCACTAGCACCAGTTGCACCAAAATTCTTTCCAGAAATACCATTTTGTTCTGCGTCATATAAAGCAACTTCTCTTAAACCTTGGAAGTCCCAAGTACCAACAACTTCTTTAGCATAAACATAGTTACCAAATGCTTGACCAATTGTACGACCATTCTTAGTGTCCCAATCAGTTGCTTTATCAGCATCTCTGAATACTGAAGACTCAATAGAAATTCTGTTACCAGAAACATAACCGATACCTTTTTCTACTTCACAAACAAGTTTGTTTCCATCACCACCATCAGTAGAATCGTAACGACCAAGGTTATTAGTGCCTTTTAAGTGTTCTCTAATTCTTAGATTAAATGGTTCGATAGCAAAGTTACCACTTGTTTCATAACTTCTTTCGTTAATATAAGAACCTAAATCTGAATAAGTTGTATCTGTAAACTTCTGAGCAATTTGTCCATTTTCAATTTCAGCAATTGTGAAGAATGTTGTAGTATTCGCAGCAGTCAAACTTCTTACTGCTAAAGTAGGAGTCATCTTAAGACGAGTTGCTCCAGGCGCAGCAAAGTTAGTAGAACCAGTCGAATTATCAAGTAATGAAGAATCAGCATTAGAATCTACAATAGTTTCAGTTGTTTCAAAACCAATTTTCTTACTAGGATTAGTTGAATATTTTTCAACAATAACACTTTGTGGATCTACTCTTACAAAGTTACCTTTATGGTAAACAATACCATCTGATACTGATGCTTTAAAACCTAAACCAGTTGCACTTGAAGAAATTGTATTACCAGCAACAACGAAATCGTTATTACCTGAATGTCTTACGATTAATGTTTCGTTATCAGTAAACGTTTTAGTTGTATTATTAGAACCAGAGTTTGTGTAGTTTACAAATAATGATAAGTAGTTTGGTGCTGCTGCTTCAGAACCCTCTTTAACATCTACTAATTTAGCAGTTATACCTGATGTAGCACCAGTAATAATTGTATTAGATATTTTGCTTCCAGTAAAGAAATCACCCAACAACAATACACGGTTGTTAGCATCCTTATCTCTCAACTTAACATATTCAACAGTATCAGTTGAAACACCAACACCACTAATAACTGTTCCATCTACAACTACTTCATTAGCAAAACGTTCTACTTGGTTTTGTAGAATAGATTGTAGTTGAGTTAATTCTCTTGCTTGAACAGAATAACCTGGACGGAAAAGAATTCTGTGAAAATTCTTTGTTTCGTCGAAGTCGTCAAAATAAGGAGATTGGTTTAAGTTTGTTTCAATTGCCATTTTAATTACCTTTAAAAGTCTAGGATGATTTTAATATCTTCCGTTTGTTCTGGATCTCTTGTTACTGGTTGAACATTTTCAGTGAATAGAATTTCTCCTGAAAATGTATTTGCCTCTGGACCTTTGATTGCCTCTACAGTAGCAACTTTTGTGTCACTTACACTTGTTAAAATTGTATCGTCTTTTGTAAATGGTGCATAACCGTTATAACTATCAATATCATTTACATATAATGAATAGAAAGATGGATCTGACTCGGTTTCATCTTCTCTGATATAAACGATATTAGCATTAGCACCTTTAACAGCATTTACTAATGCCGAAGATGCTCTTGCTGCTGGACCTAATTCTGTAACGAATTCTAAATCGCCCAATTCAGCACGTAATCTATTTCTTTCGTTTGTAATAATATCATTAACAGTTAATGTATTCTTTGGTGTAGAACCATCCATTTGATTGTATGATATTTGCATTCTAGTTGTCAATCTTAACATCTGAGGAGTATTAGATGTATTAGCAACATGTTCAGTAGTACAATGATTATTATTTGCGTCTACTTTTAATACTGGATCTTTCAAAATACTAATAGTTCTAAATGATGTATTACTTGGAATATAACCATTACCGTTTGCAGAAACACCATCGTTACCGTTGAACATAACGTTTAATAATAATTTATCGCCACCTAATTCTCTTACTGGATCTGAACCATGTCCACCAACTGGACTAATAACAGCATTAGCAGTAGCACCACCACCATGAACTGAGTTAGATGAAATAACAACACTTGCTCTTGTATAATCTGTACCAACACTAATAACAGATACATTAGAAATAGCACCAGTTGAAGTGTCTACTCTTGAATATGCTTTAGCACCTTCACCATCACCAATAAGTGTTACAGTCGGTGATATAATAACTTTAGAATCTGTATTACAAGTTGTAGAGAATGCAGTATTTACTGTTAATGTTTTAGTCGAACCTGCATAATCTGTAATTCTTCTTAATTGACCAGCACCTGTGCCTGATAAAACATAAACACTTTCTCCATTATAAAAATTATCAATCGGTGATGGAGGATTCGCACCTGCTGCAGATAATTTTAATGTCAACCTACCGCCTGCTTCTACAACACCATTAGCAACATAGTTATAACCTGAACCAACATTAACAGTTTCGACGACTTCGATTGAACCGTTTACTGCAGCATTTTGTACAGCAAGTTGTCTATCAGATTCAATAGAACCATCACCAGTAGAAATAGTTTTAACTGGCATATGAGAAGGAGTTAAAAACTTATCTGCTTCACCTAAAGAAATTGAATATAAGTATTTCCAAGTATAACCATCAGAAGTAGTAAACGGTAATGTCGAGAAACCACTAGGTTTAATAGTAGAAGCACCACCTTTATTATTATATAAACATTTATATACATTATACTCGTCTGTCATCACCCAAGTTGCACGGTAATAAACGTCCACATCAGTATCTCTATATTGAGAATATGCAGTACCAGAAGTCCAATCATATCTTGTTGCGATGTGAGAACAACCACTGTTTTCAACTTTCTTCGCACCAATAGCATCTCTAAAGATAGTATATCTTAAATATTGATCATTATCAATTGGTTCTACTGGAGTTGGTTCGTCTGTCCATTCTTTAGACCTTCCAAGAACACAATAAAGAATAGTAGATTTTTTAGATGTGCTTGTGTCCCCTGCAGCATTCAATGCTTGAACGAATGCTTTAGCATTGTTTATTGATAATTCTTTTGTTACGTATGTATAATTCGGCATTAAATGTTTCCAGTTGTATAATAAGTATTAGCACCAGACAAATTAGTATTCGCCCAAGCAATTTTCACGTTAGCAGAAGTGTCGTTCGATACTATATTTAGTGGAACTGAATAGAACGTTTTCGGTTCATACTCAATTATAATTGTATCGTTATTTGCAAATTCTGATAAGAATGAAGTGCCAGCACCAGTTATTGTATAACTTCCATTATTTATACTGATTGTACCATTAGATTGAGCACGTTTTTTATTATGTGAAGATACAGCAATATTAACAAACGCATTACTTTGCGAACGATATTTACCAAATAATGCTTGACCTGCAGGATGTACAAGTTTTAGTGCATAGTCACGGTATCTATCAAGGGAAATTGCTGAAATAATTTCATATGAATATTCTTGATAATATTCACTATCTTGAATATAACCTCTAGCAGAAGATATATGACTTCTTGTAGTAGCATAATATCCTTCAGCATTAGCAACACCACTTAATCCTAATGTAACTTCACCACTTGTAGCAAGTGGACGGCCAGTAGATTCTAATGTAACTCTTTCGCCATGCTTATATGCATAACCTGAATCTAAAACTCTTAGTCCAGTAATTGTACCATTAGCACCAACACCTGCATTAATAACAGCATTATCACCTAATACACCCTCATCTTTAATAGATGTAATAGTAGCACTACCAGTGTCAATAACACTTCTTGTATCTGCTTCTAGTCCATGAGTATAAGACGAATTAAATGATTGAAGAGAAACAATTGCATTGTTAGCAAAATTGATATTTCCTGGAGTTCTTTGTAACATGTCTTGCCAAACTCTAACAGTCATTTCATATTTACCGTCAGGGTTTACAATTACATTAATCGATTCGTTTGGACCAGCACCACCTTTAACGTGAGCAGTAGCACCAGTAGATGTTTGAACTAATTTATCATTAGTATCTAATTTAGTGAAACTTGAGTTACCAGTTCCCCAGTTTACATTGTTACTTTGTAAAGTAATATATGCCTCACCAATACCTAAAGAAGCAATATCATTATCCCTCACACTAACAGTAGGTGCAACAGAATAACCTGCACCACCAACAACTAATGATAACTTATCAATAGATCCGATAGTTTCTGCTGAGAATAATAATGAGTCTGATAATTTAGTGTGGATATTTTCAATCTTTGTATTAGCAGTACCATTTGCTGTGTTACCGATATTAGTACCAGAACCAACAATTCTTATTCCTTCATTCTGAACAAATGCTTTTAATGGACCATTATCAAATTGGTTAGATGCATTAGCAGTTGTATTAGCAGTAACAATTAAATGTAATAAAGTTCTATCATCAGCACCACCAGTGTTAGCAGTATAACCATTAGCAGTTGCTGCAACAACTTTTTTAACAACACCAAACGACCCAGAAATTGCTCCAACCAATTCATCACCCTCGTTGATTGTTGTTCCTGCGTTATTTCCAACTTGTAACACGTGGTATCCAATTGTATTACTTTGGAATGAAATAGATGTTCCTACTGTATTACCTGATGTGTTAGCAAAACGGGAACGAATAGTATGACCAGTTGTAAAGTTTTTATATCCATCAACACGAACAGCAGTATTACCTGCAGTTGTGTCTACAATACTTAATACTGTTGCATTTGCAGAATTGTTAGCAGAATATAATGAATCGCCGACTTTAATAGTTTGAGTGTTTGCTATTCTGAATACAGCATTAGCATTATCCCTATAATCTGTTTGTGATACTTCTTCGCCCATTTCTGGGAATCCGAAATTTGGACTACTTAATAAAGTGTTTGCGAATGTTGATGTTAAACCATAACCCGATACAATTGGAGCAAGTTTACCAAATAAGTTATTACTAGCAATTAAGTTGGTGTTCATTGTAACAGCAAATGTGTCACCAATATCACCATTATCGATTCTAAAACTAGCAGGAGATGAACCATCACCACCTTCTAACTTAATTACAGAACCACCTGGAGCAGTTGATGGTGTATAACCTGAACCGCCATCTGCCAAAGAGAATGTAAGTGTGCCACCTAAATCGGAAATTCCAGTAACAACAACTTTACCAAATTCTCCGATATCATCTGAAATAAGGTTGACACTATCACCTGGAGCATATTCTCCACCTGGAGTATCGATTGTAAGGTTATTAATACCTGCTTCAATAATAGGTGCGTGACCAGTTCCTGATGTATCTGTTAATAATCTTACTGGTTCTAGATTGTTGAATGTTCCTTTTACATTTGATACAAGAATCTGCATAAGATCCCTGCCTCGAATAACTCTACGAACAACATCTTCAACTAGACATTCAGCACCTGACTCAGCACCTTTAATTGTTTTACCAATAAATGAATAATTAGCAGAATTATAACTTGTAACCAAGTATCTATCAATTCTCCAATCACCGTCTGATACTTTAAGAATTTGATCAGCAGGATAACTTAATTCTACATCTTCATTATATACTGAACGGAATAATAGTTTATAAGAAGCAAGTGTACCTCTAGCAATGTTAAAGTATTTAATTGCTTTTGCTAAATTCTTTTTATCAGCAACTGTAGATGCTGGAATAGAAGGAAGTAAATCCTTTCTGAAATATTCAAGATACTCATCAAGAGTAGTGTCGATATCTCTATAATCTCTTAAGTTAGCAATTCCATCAGTTAATTTTCCATTCTGTTCAAGATACTCATAGTATGCTTCCATGAACAATAGAAAATTCTCTCCATCCTCTTTATAGAAGTCAGGAAATTGATTTTGAACAAGAGTAGATATCTTATTTGATACAGACATTAGGTGTTCTCGCCAACGATAGTAATATTAGCATCACCTGATTCCATTAATAGTATTTGTTCTCTTACTGGAATAACATCAAGTCTATCAGGTTTTATTGAAACTTTTAATTCGATATCCGCATAAGCAGATGGTTTAAACCCATCAACATTAATAGCACCAGTTTCATAATTAACTGTACCAGCATTAGCAACAATATTTACTTTTTGTTTTTCATCATTAAAACGATAGATATTAATATTACCTAAACCATCATCATCTAGATATGCTAAGAACCCATTATATGTAAATTGAGTAGAATCTACAGAATTTTTTCTGATAGGGTTGTTAAACTTCAATTCAACCTTTTGTTGATTGTTAACATCAGGCACAAAACGTTTTTCTAATTTAAGAGATACATCATTATTTAAAATATATCCATTAGAAGTATTATCTAATGCTCTTATAAACCTAGAGAATCTTAAACGGTTTCCAAACCTTTCTAAATTATTAGTTGAGAAAGACGAAACTGCATCTCTAATATTTTGTTCAATAGCAGATGTTGTTACTGTTGTTGATGTTAAATCATAGTATGTTGTAATAGTAGGAACAACATAAGTATAATCAGCATCAATTACAACTGGGTCGATTGCTAGAGGAACTCTATCTGAAATTCCTTCTTTAATTTGTTGTTTACGAGTATTAGTAGCAAACTTTTCAGCAAAAGGTTTTACAGCAATATAAACTTTACCATAAACTGGAGGAGTTGCTTGTTCACCACCAAAAGCAATTACTGATTGTAGATCTGAATTTTCTGCTAGGATAATTCTTTGATAATCATTATCAATTACAGCACGGTTTTGTGTTTGATAGTTTCTAGGAGCATTGAATTTAATTGAATCAATACTTTCTGCTTGACGTCCACCACTTGCTTTAGTTACTGTTGAAACAGAAACATTTGTATATGATGTACCAATATTCATTGTGTCAACTGAGAAAGTATCAGCACCATTAGTTACATCACCATTATTAACCAAGTATGAAACGATAACAATATTACCATTTTTAACTGGTTTACCTAAAGAACCATTACCAAAAATAATTTCATATTTTTCGTCTGCTGCTTCTTGGATTGTGTAAATTGCAGATGTTGAATAGATTTGACGGATATTTGATAATCTTGTATGTTCTGTTGTAGTTGTATCTGAAACAGATTCTTGAACATTAACAGTAATACTTGATGTATCAATATTTTTATTCGGTAAAATATATCTAACTGGGTTGTTAGAATCTACAACAAATCTATGTTGTAATGGAGTTCCTTCCCTAATAGCAACATTTGTTGAAAATGTATTTGCGTTATTAATTACTTTAGTTGCTTCTGTTGTAACATAAGTATATGTAATATCATCAATAGTAGTTGAGAACTTCGATGCCAACGGAATAGTGAACTGCGACACGGTATTAGCAATACCATTGAAATTCAAATTAACAACAGCAGTAGAACCAACTGCAGAAACTGGAGTATAACCTAATTCCTTTGCTCTAGATACAACAGAATCCCTTTGTTGAGCAGTATCTAAGAACATCTCATTAGCAACCATATTTAAGTAGTATGCGTTATAATGAGTGTTGTAAGCAAGAACATCCAAAATGGTTGCCATTGCTGAACCCTCAAAATTATAATCTTTGAATTGGTTTTGTGTACTTAGATATGATTTAAGGTTATTTCTTATATCATCAAAATCTAATTCTGATACTTGTAAATATGTATTTGCTGATGCCATTATCGTACTCTTTCTAATATTACATCCAGAATAACTGGATCTGGGTCATTTAATATCATAAATGCTACTGATACAGTTAATGCATTTAAGTCTGGTCTTTCTTCTACTAAAACCTCAAACACATCTGCTCGTGGTTCATAGTTTTTAATTACTTCTTTAACTGCTCTCTCCATTTGTTGTTTAACTGGTGGAGTGAACAATTCAAATAAGAAATATCGAATACTACATCCAATGTCCGACTTAAATGGACGTTCGAAATAATCAGTTAAGATTAAAGATTTAACAGATTGCCTTACTGCTTCTCTGTTTGTCTTCCTACCAACATTCCCAGTTATGGGATGGGCAATAAAACCTAAATCTAAATCACTGAATATTTCTTTTTGCGACATTATCCGTTATTTTTTTGTTCTTGTATTTCTTTTCTACGTTCTTTACAAAGTTTTGTTATCTCAGATAGTGCTTTTCTAGCACGTGTACCTGCTGATTTATTACCAGTTTCAAACTTCTCGTTCTCTGCTTTGTAAGTGTCAAATAAGTTTACTATGTTATCATGATTATTCATTTCTCTTTCCTTATCATTTAAAAATTATTATCAATATATTTATACTAATTTATCAACCGTTAGCATAAACATTTGGAGAACCTTGAGTCAAGGATATACCACAACCATATGGGTCTCCGAGTCTTGCTAAAGGTTTTCCGTTTACATATACGTTAGGAGAACCTTTAACGAGTGCTGTTGAGTGTGTTGGGCAAGTAACTGGAGTATGTGGGTGAGCAGTATTTACATCCCCAACCCTATGTACTGCTATACCATTACAATAAACATCAGATGATCCAGTTGCTGCAGTTGGAACTACACCACACTCGTGTACTGATATTGTATCTCCAATTCTACTTACTTTAGGCATAATTCACATCATATGCTGGTTTATAATTATCAGGCACTTTTCTATTCAAACCTAAACTTACCATATCAGCATCAATTGCTTTAACAGTTTTCTCTGATAATTTAACACCCAATCTACAAAGAGTAGGATACATATCAACCTCAAAGGTTGTACATCTATTTACTGCAAGATATCCAAGTACTCTTGATAAGAATTCGTCTTCCATTTGAAATGGTTGATAAGCACTTAACATTAAGAAATCCTCAGCAAGTCTAGATGGATTTTTAATTGAATTCTTATGTTCAGGAGTAATCGTTTTAATTAAAGATTCAACTTCAGAATCTGTTAATAAGTTTACATTTCCCTTTCCCCATTTTGCAACGTGATAATCATGACCACCTAATTCGTGGATAAATGTTTGTAGTAACGAATGTCCGTCTAATTTAACAAACAACATAATATCGAATGCTTCATACCATCCACCACCTAATACTTGGTATGATTGTTTTGGTTCCATTTTACCTTTCGGTGCAGTTGGTTTTTCAACACCAGCATATAATAATTGCCTAATAGGGAAAACTGGAATCTTAGTATCGATAATATTTTTTAATAGATTATATAATTCTTCACCATCACCTTTTGCACGAATTTCTCTTGCCATTATTTCAATAGAAGATCTAATTTCTTCTAAAAATTCTTTATCTCCTTTTGTGTATTCTATTATCGTGTGTTTTCTTTTTCCAGTAGGTTCGTTTTCCTCAATCCTGACCATGTTCATTCTAGAATTTCCAGTTTCAAGATGGAAATCTATATCTCCTAATTGTGGGAACCTCTTATAATACTTAGACCAATAACCCATTAAACGAGAACCTCTTGTCCATTTCATTTTAGACCAGATCTCTGTGATAATTTTGGTTATCCATGCAGTTTCATTATCATAGTCCAATTGTGGGCAATTGGAAATTTCAGTTGCAACTGCAGTTGGGTTTTTATCAGCAACAAATTCTACCGTTCTTGCACTAACGTCTACTGATCCATATTTCGTGTCAGTAGGAATTGCTCCAACAGTCGGATTAATAGAAGTAGGATTCCAATCAATTCTTGGTGCAATAAATCTCATATTACCACCACTAACTATATCGCAAGTTCCACCAATATCTGCTCTATAATCACCAGTCACTTTTAAGTTGACGTTTCCATCAACATATACATTCACATCACCTTTAACACGAACATTATCATCACCAGCAATAACCACATAATTATTACTTACTATATGTTGCGATTTTGTTCCATCAGGATGTATTTCGTAAAACGTTCCGGATCTATGATATTCTCTAATTCTTTCAGCACCCTCAGTATCATCATATTCTTTGAAATGACCTGACTCAGTTTCCATTACATGATTGTATGGGTACTTTGCGTCATATGGTGTTTGTGGTTCTTTTAATAGTTGGTCTGGGGCATAGACTCTTGTGTTCTCCCCTCTCGCCAATTTGTTTACATCACTCTCATTAGTATATCTCGGGAATTTTTCGGTAGGATCGTTGAATCCAAACGCACTGTTGGACTTCTCAGAAGGCATTCCAGGTATAGTGCCCATAATGGCAGGTTCTTGAGCACGATCTCCATCCATAAAGAATCCGAACACCCAACTACCCTCAACCATACCAGTCGGAGATTTACCTACTCCACTTGTAGAAGCAGAATCAATACTATTAATAGGAACTGCCCAAGGAAGATCTTCAGTAGGAATTGCACTCTTATCGTCAGTGTGCCACCCGAATGCACGAACACGCACACGTCCGAGTTCTATTGGATCGTTTCGGTCTTCAACAACACCAACGAACCATTTAAATCCATTTCTTCCTATAAAGTTTCTCATTAACTATTAAGTCTAATTGCCATTTTTAATTGTGCTGTTCCCCAATTAGGTTTAACTTCAATACCTAACGATTCTGCTTTAGCAACTAATGATGACATATCATCATCATTGTTTATTTCAATTAAAGTTTCAACAACTGGTTCTACTGGTTGTTCGTGTTTTGGTTCTTTAATTTCTTGTAGAAATTGTGGTTCTCTATGACTTCCTGGAAGTGGCATAATATATCTCCTATAAATATTTTTTCTTTAAATGGTCTGCTGTAGAATCATCCCCCTTTCTCCTAGCAGTGTCTATGTATGCTTGTACAGCATCATCATAATCAGAAGTCTTCAATAACTTTTGAAATAAGTTACTAATTTCTTGTGATTGTTTTTCACCTTTCTTATATACACTATGGTCATCAGAATAACTATACCACCAATCATATTTTGAAAGGAGTTGCCTGAATTTTTTTAAATCGTTTTCGAATAAGTTATTATATTTTTTCATTTTTCTATTAAATTAATGCTGTGTCTTTAGAACATTCCATTATTGTTGTAAAAACATCATCCGTTATTTTTTGTCTTACTTTTGTTATTAAATAACTACCTGATAATTGTTTATCAAGTTGTCCCTTTTCAGAATCGATATCGTTGTGTATAAAGAATTCTAAATCTATCACATTACCAACATTAATAGACGAGTTTCCTGGAATTGAAACTTCCATTATATTGTTAAATAATTGTTTTTGATAAGATCGTTTTTTATTATAAAATGTATTAACCTTTTTAGGTAAAGGTGTTTCCTTTTCAAATAATTTATCAGAATCGTGTCCAACTCTAGAAGTTGTTAAGTTAAGAATAGGTGTTCCTTCAATATCTGCCGAGAATATTCCATCACCCAAACCAACAAAGTTTTCCTTTTCCTTATCATAATCAAATACAACTTCATTCTTTTTCTTTTTAAGAATATCTATATTAACTGTTTTAGATTTATATAAACCACCTTTAACATTTTCTAGTATGTTTGTGTCTTTTAATATATTATATGAAATAATTTTATATTGATCATCATACTTTATCCCCTCAGTGGTGTTGCTTTCTGCTACATTAGATATAAAATAAGTGTATGTGAAGTCTAAAGGTGCGTCGCTGATCATACTCGGGAGATTCTTAAATTTAAAACCATTACTATCCTCATAAAAAATATAATATGGATAATGGTCTTCAGAATCTGCTTCGTTTGCAAGGAAGTCGATAGTTTCGTCTACTGATAATGATGGAATAATATATTTTTGTAAACCAGTTGTTTCATCAACCTCAACAGTTTTATATACTTTAGCAATACGGTATTGGTCTCTCATTGCATCTGTATAAACATACTCATCAATGATACCTTTCATCATATTAGAAATAGTATTTCCAGCACCACGTCCATATGCTTTGCAAATCTTTTGTGGAATAGTTTGGTACGATTCCATACTAATACCTGACATAACATATGCTTCAGTATTTTCGTTCATACGTTGTCTATCACTTATTTCATAGATTCCAAACATATGCTTTTTCCAAGGTATTTTAGAATCAGCACTTGCATCTGTTCTTTCTCTATATGTGATTATTAATACTTCACCACCTTTAAATCCGGAAGCAATATTCTCGTCAATATTACCTTTAATAGCAGTACTTAAATTGAGAGCATCCTCAATAGCAACGTCGCATTGAAGATAATGATCAAATATACTTTGATAGATATTAATTTCCAACACCATACTTTGGATGTTGAATACTTCTCCACCCGCACCAGCAAGAGTGACAGCACCAATTTCTACATCACCTGGAAACCTATAACCTGCCATTAGATACCGTTTCTAAGAACGTCTTTTACTTCTTCTTGAATTTGATTTAGATATCTTTTATCTAATAGTTTAACTTTTCTTTTCACGTCATTCTTTTCCACTTCATAATCATATTTTGAAATTAATTCTTTACTTGCTTCTGGTAATAACGAATAAGTTGTTAAGTCAACAACTACCCATCTTTTAGGAATACGTGTTCCGTCATTTAATACCTTTGCTTCGTTTAGAATTTGTCTATACTCATGCACAGTTGCTTGAGCAGACGGGATGCTATTATACTTACCTTTAATATATTGTTCGAAGTTATAACCGAATAATGGCCACTCAAATACTGGATCAATTATATCATTAAAATGAAGGACAATCCAAGCATATGCTGGACTACCATAATACTTTTCAGCAATAGTATCTGGTCTATCACCATCTTGAATATCATAATCGTGATAAACATCAACACGGTCTTTAACAGCAGACTTAACTTTGAATCTTCTTAATATATTAGTTAGATCTACCTTTTGACCAATATTAGTTAAGTCGTGTTCCGTTTTTGGGAAGTATGAGAAATAATTTGACATATTAATTTTCCATATCTGGAGAAGAGAAATCTAGTGCCCAACCCTCACCGTCCATTTGTTCTTTAGTCATTAATCTTGTTTCCTGGAATGATAATGTTATTTCAACTGAAACTGGAGCACCAGTATCTTCAAAGAAAACTGGAATGTTCTCACCATTATAATTTACATTAACACTCTTTAGCACACAAGTTCCAATTTTGAATAAATGTGTTTTGATTGCATCGGCAAATTCAATTTCGAATTCTTCAGGATATTCAAATACTTCACCTGCTCCCCACTTACCTGTGGATGGATGCATAGCATAATTGAACACATCAATGATATTAGATATAGTTGCTGACTCTTTAGGGTTTCTTGCCATAAATTTATAGGTAAATTGGAATTCCCTAAAATTCACATTATCAAATAAGACAGCAGTATGCGGGTTCATTGCAAGTCCTTCACTAACACCCATACCTTTAATTGCTTGAGTAGCACCACCAACAGCACCTAATGTAGCAAATGCTCCAAGTTTAGTTTTTGCAAGTGCAGCAAGCCCTACTGTTGTTGTAGTTGCTTCTACTTGACCTTTAGTATCATCACTCGAATCTCCACTTGCTATACCACCTAATTTTGACATAATTTTATCAACTACATCAGAACCTGCGTGTGCTGCATGACCCAAAGAAGTTCTACCTGCTGCAAGTCCACCAATAAATTCTAGGTTTTCATTATTATAACTAACACCATGTTGGTTGACTAAAGATGATGGAACTGGCAAAACAATTGTTCTTAATGCTCTATCTTTAATAATATCTTCTCTGCTTGGACGTCTTCGATCCATCACATGAAACATCATATAATGCTCATTATCTAAATCTTGTGGGAATGTCATAGGTTTATGAGTTTTTCCACCATTGTTTTTATATAAATCTCTTAATGGGGAATTTGCCCTACCAGCACGTTGATGTTTTTTTATAATATTATTAAAATTGCCTGATAATGACTTCAAACCATTTGAATCGAAGTTTGCTTTTAACTTGCCTGCCATTCCAGCAGAATCAATTAGTTCGTCACCTATTTGATTGAGTGCTTGTGATTTTAATTGTTTAAGGGTTATCATCGTCGTGGAATAAATAGATATTTAATGTATTTATAACGGCAAGTGAATGAAATTCTATCAAGGGAAGTTTAAACCAAAGTTTCCAAACAAATATAGAGGGGATCCGACTAAAATACAATATCGCAGTTCATGGGAACTATCGTGTATGTCATATTTCGACAAGAATCCAGATATCATCTGGTGGGCAAGTGAAGAATTGATTGTGCCTTATGTATCACCAATAGATGGAAGAAAACATAGATACTTCCCTGACTTTATTATTAAGACTGCTAAAGGTAAAACAATTATGATTGAGGTTAAACCTGCTGCTCAATCTAAAGCACCAAAGAAGAAAAAACGAATTACCAAGAAATACTTAAACGAAGTTAAAACGTGGGGAGTTAATCAAGCAAAGTGGGATGCTGCAATCAAATTTTGTAAAAGAAAGGATTGGGAGTTCCAGGTAATAACTGAAGAACATTTATTTGGTAAACGTTATAAATAGAGTATGGCAACTGTATTTGACGATTTATTGGTAAGAGGTGTTCGTCAGGGTCATATCCCTGCAAGGACTAAAGACGCACGTGAGTGGTTTAGAAATAAAGCAACCAAAGTTGGTAGAACTCGAGTACAACCTGAGGATATGCTCAGGGAAAATAAAAAGGTTGATAATGTTGAGATTGGTCATATGTACCATTTCAAATATGATCCAAAAGGTAAAAAGACTTTACCATATTGGGATACATTTCCATTAATCTTTATGGTTGGTGCAGCAGAAGGAGGATTCTATGGAATTAATCTTCATTACTTACCACCCAAATTAAGAGCAAAGTTAATGGACGAATTATACAACCTAGCAAGTAATAATAGGTTTGATGAGAAAACGAAGTTAATGGTATCTTATAAGATACTTAAAAATGCAAGTAAAATGAAATATTTTAAACCTACTTTTAAGCACTACCTAGCAGACCATGTTAAGTCGAAGTTTATTAAAGTAGATTCAGCAGAGTGGGACATAGCGTTGTTCCTTCCGACTTCTAGATTTAAGTATGCTACAACACAGAAAGTTTATTCAGATAGTAGGAAACAATTCTAATGAGTTTTAATGTACAAGATATAGTATCATCTATTAATAAATCGGGAATTGCTCAATCGAGTCATTTTACGGTACAATTAACTGGACCAAGTATGAGAGGTGCTCAAGAATTAATGACACGTGCCGATTCAGTAAACTTGCCAGGAAGAACAATTACAACAGCAGAACATAAGTTTACGAACTATGGTCCAATTAATAAAGTTCCTTATGGTCAAATATATGGCGACTCAACTATTACATTTTTATTGAGTGAAGATTTGAGGGAAAAGGACTTCTTTGAACATTGGCAAGAACAAATGATTAACACTGGTGCTTATGAAGAAAACCTAGCATCTGTTAGTCCAGAAAGTAAATGGAACGTTAAGTATTTCCATGACTATATTGGTACAGTTACTATCAGGCAATATGGTGCTGCTGGAAACTTAAAAACTATTCACAAATTACAAGAAGCATATCCAATATTAATAGGTGATGTTTCAATGGCATGGGGAAACAGTGATGCTGCGAAGTTATCAATTACCTTTGCTTATAAGAATTACACATACGTTACTGAAGATAATTCCAACCAACCTGGACTGGGAACTGGATTCTCGTTCAATTTGGGTAAAGATGGATTAGCAGGTGCGTTAAGAGTTCCAGGATTTGGAAATATATCAAGCATGGAAGGATTAGGAACAGTATTATCTAACGACTTCTTAGGAAATGCTATTTCAAAAGGAACTGAATTACTTGGTCAAGGAATTGATGGAGTTAGCGATTTCTTTGGAGCAGAAGCACCAACAACTGGTGGTGATGGTAGATCTAAGAAAATTGCTTCAGTAGTAGATCGTAGTGTGAGTAGTGGTGATCATTTAAGGTTGCCAGCATCGGGTAATGCGACCGAAAACCCTGCAGGTTATACAAACGAAATGGATGCTTACGTTAGAAACAATTCTTTCTCTAATATGAAAGATGTGTATGCAGAAAAGCAAAGAAGATTAGAAAAAAGGAAAAAAGAATTTTTTAAATAATTTTATATGATAGGAGTATATAATGGGTTTACCAAGTTTAGCAACACCACAATTTAGTACAAAGATACCATCGACTGGTCAAGAAGTAGAATATAGACCGTTCTTGGTTAAAGAAGAAAAGGTTCTTCTTATGGCACTTGAGGGTGGCGACCAGAAAGAAATTTCAAAAGCAACACAAAATATTATTAAGTCTTGTGTTCTTTCTGATATTAATATTGATAAGTTAGCAACATTTGATATTGAATACTTATTTTTGAAACTGAGAGGAAAATCAGTTGGTGAGTTAGTTGAATTACAACTCGGTCATTCGGATTCTGAATGTGATCATAAGACTGAAATTCAAATCAATCTAGATGAGATAGAAGTTGTTGGTGATATCTCTGATGGTAAGATTATGATTGATGATAAGATTGGTGTCAAAATGAGATATCCAGGAATCGATGATATTGCTGGTTTAGAAGAACAAAACACTGAATCTATGTTTAGTGTAATAAATAATTGTGTAGAGTATGTGTTTGATGAGGAAAACGTTTATAGTGATTTTACCAAAAAAGAAATTGAAGAATGGACGGGGAATTTAAGTCAAAATCAATTTGAAAAGTTGACTGATTTTTTCCAATCAATTCCTAAACTATCTCATACAGTTGAATGGACTTGTGAGAAGTGTGGTGAAAAAGAATCCGTTACACTTGAAGGACTACAAAGTTTTTTTATGTAGCATTAATGCATGATTCGTTGGCGAATCTATATGAGTTAAATTTCGCATTAATGCAACACCATAAATACTCGTTGTCTGAACTTGATAATATGATACCTTTTGAAAGGGAGATATACGTCACCTTTTTGAAAAACTTTTTAGAAGAACAAGCAGAGCAACAGAAGAATGCCTAATACAAACGAAAAACTTAATCTACCAATTGTAAATGCAATTGAAGACTTAAAAGCATCTAATACTGATAATAGACAACGTCTACAAAAAAGTATGCGAGCAGGTATGCTCAATATTAAAAAGTCGGTGGATTCTCTTAATGATAATTTCATCAAGGCATTCGAACTTCAAAAATTAAAAGACCAATTTGACCGTGAGAGAGCATTAGAAGAATCACGTAAAGATACTAAAGAAATTCAAACTCAGGCAACTAAAGCAGATAAAAAAGGTGATGGAACAAGTCTTGTCAAATTAGGTTTATTGTTTGGTGGAATTGCTGCAGCATTGGGTGTTGCGAGTGGTTCGTTAGTTGCTTGGACGACTGGTGTCACAAAGGCAGGTAAAGCAATCACATCATTTGTAGGTAAACTTGTTGGAATCAGTCAGAGTGGTAAATTTGCAAAGATATCTGCTGGATTAGATAGTGCATTAAAATCAGTAAAAGGTTGGAATTCTAAAATCCTTGATGTATTAAAAGCAGGTGTTGGTAAATTGACTGGTGCAGTTAATGCAATTAAAAATTCTAAATTTGTTACTACAATCGGTAATTGGTTCGATGAAATTAAAACTCTTGGTTCTAAAGTAGCATCTAAATTTAAAGCATTTAGTAAAACAAGCGGAACTATCAATAATACTTTCAAAATGATTAAAGGTTCGTTAAGTGCGTTCGGTGCAATCTTTAACACCATGAGTAAATTAGCAACTAAAGTATTTTGGCCAATTAGTATTATCCTTGCAAGTTTTACAGCAATTAAAGATTCATTCCAACAATTTGCTGATGGTGATATTTTAGGTGGATTGAAGACAGTAGTTACAACTCTTGTTGATGAGTTATTCGCAAAACCTTTAGATATGGTTAAAAATGCTATTGCTTGGGTTATTGGTAAACTTGGGTTTGATGAAACTTCAGATGCTATTAAATCATTTTCTTTTTCGGATCTATGGAAAACAATGATGGATGGTTTGTTCAAAGGGATTAGTGCAGCAATTGATTGGGTTATATTATTATTCAAAGATCCACTTGCAGCATTTAAAAACTTATGGGAAGGAATGTATGGAAAAGAAGGAATTGTTACAAAATATATTTTCAAACCTATTAGCAAGGCAGTTGATTGGGTCGTAGATAAATTCAAAAACCCAGTAGATACTATTAAAGATTTGTGGGATGGAATGTATGGCGAGGGTGGTATAATTGACTGGTTAATCTTTCAACCAATCAGTGATGTTGTTAATTGGGTTAGAGGTCTATTCGGTTGGGACAAAGACAAAGACGGTAAAGAATTAGCAGAATTTAATTTAAGAGATTTTGTAGTTGGTGTTATTGATGATGTGTGGAAATCTATTACTGATATCTTTGATAGTATTAAAAACTTTGATTTTTATTCAATAACCCCTGATTGGTTCCAAGAATGGAAAGGTGTTGGAAAGTATGCAAAAACCGCAGAAGACCATAAACAAGAGGGATTAGAAATTATAAGAAATGGGCATACACCTAGAACCGATTTAGATAATGAAGCAGAAGCGAATAATAGGTTGTTGGGAACTGAAGAAATTCGCCAGATGCGTCTTGCAATTGAGTGGTTAAAGAAAAACCCGACTCAGAATGCTCAAGCAATTAATGAGATGAGTAAACTTCTACAATCACAAGGACATAGTGTTAATGTTGTTGCACCAGTTACTAATACTGATGCAAGTCAAAGGGTTGTGAACCAAAGAAATGTTAGTATTCCTGCTGGTGCTGGAAGAAATAAAGGTAATCCTACTGTACAATATGAAGCAGTACCTGTTCTCTAACCAATAACTGCAATAATATTTCCTTCACGCATAACCATATATTCAGATTCCATTTCTGTTGCTTGTGCTAATTCAAACATAACAACATCACCTGCTTTAACAGTCATCTCAATCCAAGTGCCAGTGTCATACTTACCTGGACCAACAGCAACTACCATACCTCTATTTGATTTATCAACTGCTGTTTGAGTTAAGATTAACCCTGACTCAGTTGTCTGTTCTGATTCTTCTACTTTTACGATAACTCTATCGTGTAATGGTTTCAAATTCATTGTATTCTCCTTATAAAAAAGGACTCCGAAGAGTCCTAGTCAAATTAAACCGTTTAAGGTTTAGTCCTCTTCAGCAAGTTTCTCAAAGAAACTCAATGACTCATCGTCATCATCAAACCCACCAGCAGTTGCCATTGCAGGTTCTTTCTTAGTTTCTTGCTTCGGTGCTTCCGCAACTTCTTCTGCTTTCTCAAAGTCTTCAGCAGTAGTTTTAGGTGCAGTACCATTAAGACCTAACACACGATTCAACTTTGTTTCTAACTCAGCATATGACTTAAAGTTCTTAGGATCTAAGAAGTCTTGTAACGAATGTAGAGAATTATATACTTTCTCTAATTCAGCATCATCGTCAAGTAAAGCACTTGGTTCGTCAAAGTCAGACTTATCATAGTTTCTAAATCCTTCAACTTGTCGAATCTTCAACTTAAAGTCAGCACCTTCCCAGAAGTCAAATGGATTAACTGCTGTTTCATCCTCAAACTCTGGATTCATTGACTCATTAATCTTATCCCAAATCTTCTTACCGAATTGGTATAACATAACTTTACCCTCATTAGCAGGGTTGCCTGGATCTTTAACTACATAAATGTTAGCATAGTATTTAAGTCGACGTTTTTGTTTTCTTGCTTGTTCTTTACCAGCATCAGTGCCGTTGTTCCATAGTTGAGTATTGTACTCGCCCAATGGATCTTTCTCACCAATAGATGTTAAAGAATTTTCAATGTACCAACCACCTGGACCTTGGAAACCGTGATCAAAAACTCGTACCCATGGTAAATCTTCACCACTTGGTTCTGGTAAGAAACGAATAACAGCATAACCGTTACCCGACTTATCTACAGTAGGTTTCCAGATGCGTTCATCTGCTCCACCCCAACCACCTTTGGTTTGTAGTTTCTCAGTTTCTTGGATTAGTTTATTAAGAGAGGAACCTCTTGATTTTTTTAGACTAGCGAAATCGCCCATATTATTTTCTCCGTATTATTTGTATTTTATCTTATTCACTTTATACATCATGTAGACTTATATTATACTATAAACTTACTCGTAAGTAAAGTTTTCAAGCACAATTCTTTTATATTTTTTATTATCCAGTTGTATTCTATGATTAAGGAATGGTTTGTATTTCCTCATCATATCTACAAATTCATCAAGCAGTATATCTTTATATTTATACCAACTGTCAGAGTAGTTCACAAGGTCGTCTAAGATAACCATTGTTTCTAAACTGACTTTACCTCTAAGATGTAATCTAAACAGCACTGGGTGTTGACCGTCAATCATCTTGAATACATTGTTAAAGTTCTCTTCATAATTGTGTATTAAATCAATATCATTCTTAAAGGTGTAAGTCAATGCTTCAGTTACCTTCTGCCATTTCTTATAGTTGATTTGATTCTTTTCATTCATCATATTCCCAATCCATGTATCACTATTTCTTTGGGTGATGTTTGCTACAACATAGTCAATGAATTCCTCATGCTTAAACTTCTTAGATGCTTTCTCAAAGAAGTATTTGTCTTTACGAGTTTCGTATGATGTAGGGGATGCTTTTACTTTGCCGTTATACTTAAAGAAGTCATAACTCTTACTTCTGAAGTGTTGCTTAATAGCAAGATATGTCTTATAGGTGTCAAATCCACTCATAGTTAAATTCAAATCGGCAACCTCGCAGACTTTTCAAGGTAATTGAGATCTTGTGCTTCAACTTTAACCTTTTCTTTTATTAAAGGACATAATAATTTTGCTGTGTCTTCAATATCAAATTCATTTTCTTCACACCACCATACTATGGCATCCATATACGGTATCTTCTTTTCTATGACCAACCGTTCGATCATTTGTGAAAACTTTTCTTTATTTAAGACTTCAATCATTTTAATTCCTTTTAAATGGTATTACTATATTATACTATAAAACTGGTTGAAAGTAAAGTATAAATAGTATTTTATATTATACTATATTATATTATGTCTTTAATCAAACTCGACACCTCTAAACCAGAGAATAAATTTCTTCAACCCTTTATAGAAAATTCTGAGAAAATCTTAAAGGAATATGAAGATAATAAGTCTAACCTTACCATATACGAATCGGGTTATTGTATTGGATGGTGGTTAGTTCTTCCGTACAGACAAGGCGAAGTTGAAGAATCAAAATATTTCCCTACACTCAAATCAATCATTGACGATTTACCTGAAGATATAACACCAGTCAATTTCTATATATCTGATGTTATTCCTAATCTCCCACAAGCACCCCATAACGAAGACCTACCGAAAGGTATTCAGAGATATCACATCCCATTAAAACATAATCCTAATGCAAGATTAAATGTATTGAAGGATGATTGTTGGTTTCAATATCAATGGGAAGAGAAGAGCGTATTCCAGTTTTTAGATTTTGAGAATATACATTATATTTCTTCAGACGGTGGTGGAGAAAATCGAATAGTTATTATGCTTGATGTGTTTAAAGGTGATGTTACAGAACAACAATTAGCAGATGCTAAACAATGGTATGATAACTGGGAATCTGTTGGTAATTTTCATACTGTTGATGTAAAATGAATTGGTTCCCCAGAATGGAGTCGAACCATTAGTCTATTGCTTAGAAGGCAATTGCATTATCCTATTATGCTACTGAGGAATTGGCATTCGGTAGGGGAATCGAACCCCTCTTGCCAGGATGAAAACCTGGAGTCCTAACCGATAGACGAACCGAACAATGGAGCGGATAGTCGGAATCGAACCGACCTTAATGGGTTGGAAACCCAGTGTATTACCGATATACGATACCCGCATCAAGTTATATTATACTATACTTTTGATTAAAAGTAAAGTTAGAATGGCATAAAACTTCTCATCATACCTTGAGGACTGAATTTATCATCAATTCCAGAAACAGCACCGTTCATCATATATACGTTACGATTCATTGCATTTAATTGACTATTCATACTGCCGATAGTGGTGTTTAGGTTATTGACATGTACTTCCATTTTTTTGGAAACATCAATACCAACCTCTACTTGAGTTTTCATATCATCCATATCTTGGTTGATAGATTCCATTGAATACGCAATTGTATTCATATTTTGTCTAATTGAATGTAAGTCTTCAGAACCTCTTTGAAAAGATGCTGACCAAGACTCCATATGAGAATTTACTACCCACCCAGCATAGATTAAAACACATGCTACTGCTAGTTGAGAGATTGCTTGTAGTGTTGAACACCACTTAGAATGACATGACATAGTAGTATTTATTATACTATATTATGCCGTGCCAGTCAAGTTTTATTGGTTATACGCAACCAGTTGGTTGAGGCATTCCTCCATACTTTGTGATAGGTTTCATTGGACCAGTTAACCATTCTTTGAATAGAATCTTCTTATCAATACCAACATACTTTGAGAAAGTTCGGATTGGTGGCACTGAAGAGTTCTCTGAGTAATACTCACGTGCTTTAAGGATTTGATCAATCATTGATTCTGTTAATGTCAAATCGTCTTCCTTTGCCATTTCTAACATTACTTCTTCCGACCATATAGTCGGGTCAACCAAATATCCATTACTTGTTCTTTCTAAACTCATTATCTTAACTCCTCCAATTCTTCTTGTGATTTCATTCTTTCTTTATATGTAGACGCAACCTTTGGTGGGATTGTATGATCTCTATTTCTTGGGTTGTCATCTTGCGACGATGCATTTGTTAATGGACCACGTACATATGGTTCTTGTACTGGTCGTGCTTTCATAACTTTTAGAATTTCTCCATTAGTCATTACTGCGTGTTCTACTGGACAACCACA